CTGCTTTGATCTATGGGTTGGATGCGGCCGTCAAGGGCGAGAAGTTTTCAGATATTGCACTCAAGGCCGGTGGAGCGGCTGCCACTGCCTGGGCTGCATCAAAAATTGCCAGCGCATTTGGTAGCCAACCAGCACCAAGTGATGCCAGTGCCGGCAGTCTTGACGCAGCAGATCAAGTTTATCAAGGTGCAGGCGGAGGTACTTCTGGTGCCAGCGTTCCTGTAGATGGTGGTACATACACTGTAATGCCTGGCGATCAAGGCGGGTTTATTGCTCAAGCGCAAGGAGTTCCGTTCAAAGACCTTGAAGCAATGAACCCACAAATTACAAACTGGAACAAACTACCCCCTGGTACAGAACTACAATTGCCACCAAGTGGTCCCAACACTGGATCAGTGTGGCAAGGTAGTACGCCTACTCCACAAGGTCCAGAATTGCTAGGCGGTCCTGGTGCACCTGGACCTGCGCCGGCGGACAATGTGTTTAGTCAGGCGGCGTTTGACAAAGAATTTGCGGCCATGGATGCTGACATGGGCGGCGTTGGTGGTGCGGCAGGTGCATCAACAAGTAGTCCACTGTCATTTGATCCAGCCACAAATTCAGGTACAGTAACATTACCATCTGGCGAAACTATCAAAGCATCAGTGTTCCCGCAGGGTGGTCAATTTCAACCAAGACTTCCAGTTGGTGGAGAAATGATCAAGATTCCTTACGGTGGACAAGAAGTCACAGGCTACGTTCACAACGGTGTGGCTTACTTTCCAAAATTCCCAGCCGACGCGGTCGCTGGCACAACCAGCGGCGCTGGCACACTCGGCGGTGTGACTGCACAACAAATTTACAACAGCCCTGTGTATCAACAGATCTATGCACAAGAAATTGCCAGGTACGGTGCTGAGCCCAGTGCCAGAGCAATTCAGGCGGCACAACAGATTGCTACCATGAAAGCCAAGGCCGCCATGGTGGGTGCAGTGCGAGAAGCAACAGAATTTACACGCACAGTTAAAATGCGTCAACTGCCTGTGGACAAACTGATCGATCAAAAGCTCACAACAATGAGTTGGGCCCTAAACGAAAGCGTGGGCAAGCCACAGGGTCGTAGCATGCATTTGACACCATTGGGTGTTTACACAGTTTTTGAAAACATTCGCAGAGTTGGAGAAGCGGCAGTAGAAGCTGATGCTCCTTGGGACTTGTCAACTAAACCAGACGATCCTCGAAACCTCAAACCTGGTGATCCAGGAACTATTACTGTGCCACGCATAAAGCCAACTGCACCTACTGCACCTGTTAACACTACACCAACAGGACCTGGTCGTGAAGAACTGCCCGATCTTTATCGCCCTGATGCACCTGACGCACCATACACCCCCGCAGATCCTGCTAAAAAGAGCTGGTTTGGCAAAGGACTTGACTACTTGGACAAGGGAGTTAAAAAAGTTGGCAGTGTCATAGGCAACCTTGGGCATCAGCTTACTACCAATGTGACCAAAGAAAAGCTCAAGATGAACTGGCACCAGGCCGGCAAGCCCAGTGATTCAGACCAACTGTCTGCTTGGTTGGTCAAGCAAGGGGTGCCAATCGGCGTTGTAAACGGCGTGTACGAAAAGATGGGACTGCCAGTCTCTGCTGAACCAACCACACCAACTGATCCTACCAAAGCTGAGCCGCAGGCCCGTACTGGTGGCGCACAACGATTGATGCCATTTAACAATATCAATCCCAAGACAGGTCAACGCTGGACCGTGGACGATCTTGAAGCTAGACGAGCTGAACGCAATGCCCAAGCCACCGCGGCAACTGATACCACAGCAACAAACACAGCACCTGCACCAACAGCTACTAACACTCCTGCTGGTAGTCCTGCAGGATTCAACGCTGGTAATGTCTTCAAGATGCCTGGCATGGAAAAGTATGCTAAATCTACTCCTGCAAAGACAGCTAACTTTGCAGGTGGTCCCACAGGGTATGGCAAAACTACTATGAGCGTCAAGCCTATGACTGGTGTCCCAGGTATGAAAACTACTCCTGCACCCGCGCCCACAGCAGCTCCTGCTGGTACCAAAGTAACCACAGGTGGCCCAACACCAGACGAACAGGCAAAACTAGCCCAACGTATTGCACAGGCCACAGCAAAACCAGTAGCAGAAATGTTGCAAATGGTTGAGACCAAAGAAGACGTTGCTCGCATCAAACAATTTGTTGATCAAACATTTACCAAGTACGGTGCTGTAAACGAATCAGCATTTGCTATTCGCAACCAGATACTTGAACATGTGACACAAGTTGGCGCACAACGTCGTAGAGAACACAGCCGGAAAGCGGCCCACTAACTCAGCCTTAGGACCGAGTGGGCGGCTTCTGCCTGGGTCAATAGATTCGCTACCTGGCGACCCAAAACGAGCATATACACCTTGACATCTCCTAAATATCTGTTATAATAACACTTTAGGAGATTTCTATGTCGGCAAAAACATTCAACGGCGATCAAAAGATCAAACTTACCCAAATCATCAACGAAGGCATGCAGGTCATGCACGAAATTGATACGCTACAAGGTGGACTCAATGACACCATCAAAGCAGTGGCCGAAGAACTTGAAGTTAAACCTGCTATTTTGAAGAAGGCCATCAAGTTGGCACACAAGGCTGAGTTTGGTAAAGAAAAACAAGACCACGAAACACTTGAAACTATTTTGGAAACTGTAGGCAAAACACTGTAATGTATTCTGTTTTTCAACACTGGGATCCGTTAAAGGTATGCGTCATAGGTACGAGCTACCCGCCGGAATTTTATTATTGGATCCAAGATCGCAACACACGCCAACGCTTTGAGCAATTGGCCGAAGAAACTGAACAAGATTATCAAGCCCTTATTAGTTTATTACAAGGCAAGTTCGGTATCCAGGTGTTGCGGCCTCAACTACCTGTGGATCTCAGCTCGTTGAAAGTACATGGACGTTGGATGCAACCTCCAGTTTGTCCCAGAGATTATTTTATCATGATCCAGGACAAGTTATGGGTGCCCACGGTACCCAACAAAATTCATGCTGATCGTGCATTTGCAAGACAAAGTGCGTTGACCCGTGAAGAATTTGATCGGCAGGATCAGGCACAACTTGATGCCAGGTTGAATTGTTATACTGACATTTTTCAGCATGTTCGTGATCAAGGTAACATAGTACAAGAAACAGATTTGGATTTTGTAAACGGTTGCTTTGTAAGTCGCATTGGTAAAAATTTGTATTTTGCCACACAGGAATACAGCGAAGATCAAGATCGCTTGTTGCAAACTGTGAACACACATTTTCCCTCCACACGCAACAAGATTGTGAATGCAGGTGGCCATGGAGATGCTACATATTGTCCAGTTACTCCTGGCTTGATTATCAGTCTACGTGACATTCCCACATACGCAGATACATTCCCTGACTGGGAAGTGGTGTATTTGCCCCCAAGCAAATACGAACACATGCGAGAGTTTCAAGCCAGCATGAGAATCAATCGTGGGCGTTGGCACATTCCTGGCTTTGAACAAGATCAAAATCTCATCAACACAGTAGAATACTATTTTGAAGACTGGGTTGGTGATGTTAGTGAAACTGTGTTTGATGTCAACATCCTTGTGATTGACCAAAAGAACATTGTTGTCAGTTCGCACAATGACCAAGTCGAACAAGCCTGCGCACGGCACGGCATTGAAGTACACGTTAGTCCGTTTAGGCATAGATACTTTTGGGACGCAGGAATTCACTGTATCACAAACGATTTGAATCGCAATGGTAAAATTAACGATTACTTTGCCAACACTGATAAGTAACAACGAGTCGCTCACGCTACGAGCATGTATCATGGCCTACCAGCCACAAGTGGAGAAAAATTGAGTTATATTGACGCACTATTTGATCGTGAACACGATCGCATTCACACAGTAGAACGCCGCAACGGCGAACGTGTGTACAGAGAATATCCAGCAAATTATATTTTCTACTATGATGATCCCAGAGGTAAATTCCAAAGTATCTATGGCACATCCGTATCAAGATTTTCTACGAGAAATAACAAGGAGTTCCGCAAGGAAGTACGTGTTCACAGCCATAAGCCGCTTTATGAAAGCGACATCAATCCAATCTTTAGATGCCTCGAGGAAAACTACAAGGATCAAGATGCGCCTGAACTTCACACAGCGTTTTTTGACATTGAGGTGGCATTTGATAAAGATCGCGGCTTCTCACCTGTATCAGACCCTTTTAACCCCATTACTGCAATTTCAGTCTACCTAGACTGGCTGGATCAACTGGTCACATTGGCTGTGCCGCCCAAGCATCTAAGTTGGGAAACTGCACAAGACTTGGTCAAGGACTTTGAAAACACCATCTTGTTTACCGACGAAGCAGAAATGATCAAGACATTCTTGGATCTAATTGATGATGCAGATGTGTTGAGTGGCTGGAACTCAGAAGGCTATGACATTCCGTATACCGTGAACAGATGTGTGCGAGTATTAAGCAAAGACGACACACGCAAATTCTGTTTGTGGGGGCAACTGCCCAAGAAGCGAGTGTTTGAACGCTTTGGTGCTGAGAACGAAACCTATGACTTGATTGGTCGTGTACATATGGACTATATGCAACTGTATCGCAAGTACACCTATGAAGAACGTCACTCATATAGCCTAGATGCCATTTGTGAATACGAACTGGGCGAACGCAAGACGCAGTTTGAAGGCACCTTGGATTCATTGTACAACCAACACTTTAAAACATTTATCGAGTACAACCGCCAAGACACCATGCTGATCGGCAAACTGGATAAGAAACTGCGCTTCTTGGATCTTGCTAACGAACTGGCACACGCCAATACTGTGTTGCTTCAGACCACCATGGGTGCTGTGGCCGTGACTGAACAGGCCATCATCAACGAAGCACATGAACGTGGCATGGTTGTGCCCAATCGCAAGCAACGTCTTACAGACGAAGACACACAGGCAGCAGGTGCTTATGTGGCCTATCCCAAGAAGGGTGTTCATGAGTGGATTGGATCAGTAGACATCAACAGCCTATATCCAAGTGCGATTCGAGCCATGAACATGGGTCCAGAAACTGTGGTTGGTCAACTGCGTCAGACCATGACTGATAGACTGATCAAAGCCAACATGGCCAAGGGACAAAGTTTTGCGGCGGCCTGGGAAGGTATCTTTGCCAGCTTGGAATACACAGCCGTGATGAATCAAGAGCGTGGCACTGAGATCACCATTGACTGGGAGAACGGCAAAGAGTCAGTACACTCAGCTGCAGAAATTTGGAACATTATCTTTGACTCTAACCAACCTTGGATCCTTACTGCCAATGGTACTATCCTTACATTTGAGAAAAAAGGTATCATTCCTGGCTTGCTAGAGCGTTGGTATTCGGAGCGTAAGGACTTGCAAGCCAAGAAGAAGGAAGCCAAAGATGCTAAAGAAATTGCATTCTGGGACAAACGACAACTGGTTAAAAAGATTAATCTCAACAGTCTCTACGGGGCTATTCTTAACCCGGGCTGTAGATTCTTTGACAAGCGTATTGGACAGTCAACAACCCTTACTGGTCGAAGTATTGCTCGACACATGGATGGTTATCTCAATGAGCTCATCACGGGTGAGTATGACCACGTTGGGAAAGCTGTCATCTATGGAGATACAGACTCTTGTTACTTCTCCGCATGGCCTGTACTTAAGAAGGAAGTTGAGGAAGGCAGGATGGCGTGGTCAAAAGAAACTTGTATTCAGTTGTATGACAGCCTTGCTGAACAAGTCAACGAAAGTTTCCCTGGCTTCATGGAACAGGCTTTCCATTGCCCCCGAGACATGGGATCATTGATCAAGTGCGGACGTGAGACTGTGGCGGATCGTGGCTTGTTTATTACCAAGAAGCGTTACGCTGTGAATGCCATTGACATCGAAGGCAAGAGACTAGATGTAGAAGGTAAGATTGGCAAAACAAAGGCCACAGGACTTGACTTAAAACGTTCAGATACCCCCAAAGTAATTCAAGACTTCTTGTTAGAAATTCTAAATAAACTACTTGCTGGTGCAGGTCGAGATGAGATTGTGGAACGTATCCGTGAATTCAAATACGAGTTCAAAGAGCGTCCAGGTTGGGAGAAAGGTTCGCCCAAACGTGTGAACAACTTGACCAAGTACCTGGCAGAGGAAACTCGATTGGGCAAAGCAAACATGCCAGGGCATGTGCGAGCTGCAATCAACTGGAACAACATGCGAAAGATGAATGGCGACAACTACTCAATGGCTATTGTTGATGGTATGAAAACTATTGTGTGTAAACTCAAGTCAAATGCACTGGGGTGGACCAGCATTGGCTATCCCACAGATGAACAACGCTTGCCCACATGGTTTACTGAGTTGCCATTTGATGACGGAGAGATGGAGGCTACTGTGGTGGATGGCAAGGTTGATAACTTGCTAGGGGTGCTGGACTGGGATCTTGCATCGGCAACCAACACAGAAAATACATTTACTAACTTATTTGACTTCGAATGAAACTACAACAAATTGTTGCTTACATAAATTTACTAGACTCATTGAGTATGGATTCTGAGTGTCGCGAAGCTGTGCGAGTATTGGACAGTATTCTACATGTGGTTACACATCATGAATTACAGTTTAAGAAACTGAGTCAAACACTTGACCAAGATTTTGTCAATATCAAAAACGGAGTCGAGGCATTTGCTTCAACTCTAGATCAACTGCGACAGCGATTGCTGGATGAAGTTGCCAGTCAGGAACCAGAATATTTTAGGGAAAGCCTAAGGTTGTTCAATCATGACATGCCGCATGAAACCAACTTGTATATTCTCAATCGTAGACTAGCAATTGATGGAGAAAGCAATATATTATTGCGCAGTCATTTAAGAAATCTTAGCGATTGGCGGGTACCTGGCATGATTTTAAGGCCAGGTCGTGAAAATTTTATTGAAGACATGGTGCCACTTGATCCTTTGTACCTAGTGGATCATCATGAAGAATTGTTTGAACCTAGTATTGCAAATTTTACTCCCGAGTATCAACGAAGATTGAGACAGTATGTAATCAGCGATCGAGCCAATCAGGCATACTTTACCAAGTTACCACAAGGTCAGTTTGGGTTGATATTTGCTTACAATTTTTTCAACTTCAAACCAATTGAAATCATACGTCAGTACATAACTGAATTGTTTGGCGTCATGCGCCCGGGTGGTACTTTGATCATGACCTACAACAACTGTGATCGAGCACAAGGAGTTGGCCTAGTAGAACGTGGGTTCATGTGCTACACTCCCAAAAAACTCATTGTGGCACATGCAGAGTCTGTAGGCTTTGAGTGCGATTTTGAACACGACGGTGCCGGCGATGTCAGTTGGCTGGAGTTCCGCAAGCCTGGAGAGATCACATCCTTGCGAGGCGGGCAGACTCTAGCCAAAATTGTTGCAAATTCACAATAAACCCTGTATACTTTAAACTTAGGAGAAACTTATGAGAGATTACTTGTTAGACTTGGTAGAACACACTTACGACCTTGGTTGTATTGATTTAGTTAAAATTGTTGGTGACACCAGCAAGAGCGAAATCGTTGGCTTGGCAGAAGATTTGAGCGTGGTCATTCGCGGCAACTTCCACAATCCTGTGGCAGACTTTGTGGGCACATTTGGTATGCCTAATTTGGGCAAACTAAAGACCTTGCTGAATTTGCAAGAGTACAAAGAAGATGCCAAGCTCACTATTACAAAACGTGCTGACGGTGAGCCAGATGGCATTACATTTGAAAACAAAATTGGCGACTTCAAGAACAACTATCGTTTCATGGCTTCGGGCATTGTGAACGAAAAGTTGAAGACAGCCAAGATTCGTCCTGTGACCTGGCACATTGAAT